CAAATCCTGCCGTAACTAATCCACTTCCAGAATCACTTATATATCCGGTAGAATTATTAAAAGAAATTGTAGTACCACCTATTTTTGCTGTTGCAGATTCTAAGGATTCGAATACAAATATCTCACTTTCAGTAAATGAAGTATATTCTACTCTTAATCCATCAGTTATATCTTCATCTGGATATATTAACTGTGGTCTTATTCTTTCAGCAGGAACTCTTATTTTAAAAGAGCCTAGCGTGTCAACTCTTGCTCCATCAATGACTTGCCACAAATGAATGTATCTGCCATGTAATTCATAGAACCAATTCCTATTTGTATCATAACTCATTAATCTGGGTCTGTATCTTCAGTAACCGTTGGGTCGAATGCCAGTCTTTTAATTCTTTTATATTTACTATCAGATGTATCTTTAACAGAGATAGATTTCAAGGCTACCATATCAAATGGCAGTATGTACTCTCTCTCACCATCAATTATGTTCTGCTTATCTACTTTTACTTCTTCTCCATGAGAAGATTTGATAGTATGTACAGCATCTTTAATCCAAGCAAGTGCAAGACCTGTCTCTTTAACACCAGTTCTTTCCATTATTTCTTGTACTGTCATTTATGTACTCAATATCAATACTTCAACACCAACAGCATTGTCGCCACTTGCTAATTTCCAAGTCAATGTAGAAGCTGGTCTTGGGAGAAGAAATGCCTCTCCATTTGCAATCTCAGCAATTAAAACTCCATCTCCAGTTACATTAGAAGTATCATCACCATGTATGCCAACCTTTACAGTATCCGCAGCTGCAGAAGCTGTTGTTGTTCCAAATAAAAATCCCGTGTGCTTAAAAATAACCATATCTGTATTTACATCTACTGCATATTCAGTTCCACCAGATGTAACAGCGGTATTAACACCGTCCGCCCAACCTCCTACTACTGTTGTATCTCCACTATTAGCTGTTATTTCTCCACTACCTCCAACAGACCTCCTTACATTTTCATTTATAACTTCTATCGATTGGTTAACTCCGTCAGCGGCGTCCATTAATATTTTGGGTGTGACAGATACAGCAAAAGATATTTTATTAGTATTTGCCATGTTTATCTCCTATATTGTCGTTGTTGTGGCTGTTGTTGCGGAGGTGGAGACTGTTGCTGTTGTTGTTGCCTACCGGCCATAGCAACGAATGTTCCATTATATCTAGCTTCTAAAGCTTTATATCTGTTCTCCATCCAACTATAGTCTGCCATTGACTTTTGAATCCTTGCGCTAAAATCTTGTACTTTACTAGAAAGTTCATTCGCAAATGACTGAACCTCTGCAGTGAATTTAGCAACTTTACTTTGATTATCTTGATTAATTTTTCCTGACTCAGCTTGGTATTTACTTAAATCTGATTGATATGATGCATTTTGCTTTGCCAAATCATGTGTGAATCTCTGTACTTCTTTTTGTATATCAGCATTCAACTTAGACACATCATATCCTGTTTCAGCCTGATATGTCTGTAATGCTTTCCCTACTTTTTGCTGATAATCTTGAGCTTCATTCTGTATACGTTGTGTTTCTGCCTGTATATCACTTCCATATTCTTGTAAAAGCTGACCATAATCAGTTTGATATTTTAGAAAATTCTGATTCCATTCTTCATTTATCCACTCTTGCAGTTTAGAGTTCACTTCAGCTTGATAAACTGCCGTCTCAGAAGAATACTTCTGTAAAGCATTTGCATCATCTTTAGATGACAACTGTGCATTTTGCATTGATATTTGCAGTTGAGCCTGATATTCGACATTCTCTTTATTAAAAGTATTCAAAGCATTTTGTATATCTGCTGAGTGTTTTTGAATATCTGTCTGTCTTTCTTGGTTCCAGACCTGTAAATCTCCAGTCATATTCTGCTGATATTCCTGTACTTCTTTGCTTACTTCAGCTTGATACTCACTTACTTCAGCGCTGTATTTCTGCAGTTTAAGTGCGTATTCTTGATTTTGTTTTTGAAGTTGTAATGCAGCTTCCTGCTGTGCATCTTGAGCATCTATTTGAGACTGCTGAGTTACTTTCTGCGAATCAATCTGAGCTTGTTGAATTGCTCTTTGAGAATTTAATTGAGCCTGCTGTATAGATTCTTGTAATTTAGCCTGATACTCTGCATTAGCATCATTAAATATATTAAGCTGATTCTGCATAGCTGCTGAATAGGATTGTAAATAAGTAGAAATCTTTTGTATTTGAATTGCCGCAAGTTCGGTATCTTCATCATCTTCTATATAATCAGCAGCTAAATCAAACCATCTACTATAATCGTATTTATCAGTAGCTTCACCAGCAGTAGCAGCATCGATTGTAGCAGTCAATTCTTCAGTTGCACCGCCAACCACAGGAGATGTATAAGTAGGAGCGGTTCCTACATTAGATAAAAGCGTAAAATCAATATCTGGCATCGTACCAACAGTTATAGCTTGTATTGTCGGGTCTGTAAAACGAGGAGATTCTGGAGGAACAGGAGGAACTGCGGATATTGTTAAATCTGAAATAGTCGGGGTTGCTCCCAAAGAAAGTACTGGTTGATTATAAGTTGGAACACTCGTACTGAATGAAATGCTATTATCAGTTAGTGTAGGGGCAACAGGTATAGAAGGTAATGTCAAACTTGCTACTGAACCGAGTGAAGGAGCAGAAAAAGCAGGTTTCACGAATGATGGAAATGAACCAACTTCACTAAATGAAACGTCTGCATCAGCTAATGACGCAGGAGATACAAATCCCGAAGGAGATGTAAATGTAGGTAAACTTGTACTTACTGTTGATAGAGTTATAAAAGCAGGTAATACAGGAATAGTAACTGCATCTGGTAAACTCTTAGCTGATAAAGCAGCCTGTAATGATTGTATAGCTGCATATAGTACAACTAAATAAACTTTGTCTTCTGGAAAATATTTAATATCTGAATGAGCATGTGTTAATGTTGCATTATTAGTTTGGTCTGTCGGTGTCCCATTGACATAATGAACTTTATAAGAATTAGCCCCACCAGATGAGGGAGCGGGATAAACAAGTATTGCTCCCTCTTCAGAAATAAAATATACAGGATTATATGCAGAAGCATAATAAAGACTGGCAGTGTCAACCACTCTGCCTTGAAAACTAGCAGGTATACGCCTGCACTCTCTCCAATCATCATTAGTTCCCGACTCTCTAATGACACTAATGACCTTAGCAGAAGGAGCTGATACACCAGCTTGAGATGTGCTTTCTGAAGATATCCTCATGAACATAAAACTATCTTGAGGTTTAACAGCAAGACATCTACTTGTTACATCAACAACACCGTCTTTGAGGAATGTAGAAAGTTCAGTCTGACCGGGGTCGGTTGAAGTACCACTTATTGATAGGTTAGTTAAACCATTTACCTGTTCTTCAAATGTTGCCATAGTTCCTTACAATGTGTGGGGGCTAAAGTGTAATACCTCAGCCCCCCATTTTCTAATCTTTATATCGTGGTATTAATCACGAACTTCAGATTATGATATTGTCATGCCATCAGCATCATGTTCTTGCCCGGAAACATAAAAATTACTTCCGTCGCAGATTAACTCAGCCCAATCACCCGGGGCAGAGTTACCACTAGCAAAAACAAGTTCATCAACACCTGATTCAGAAGACTCAGCAGCAGCTCCATCAGCAGATACAATCATTCCAATAAGAGTATCCTCAGAAGAATCTGGGATAATCTTTACATCATTGGAACCAATATCGGTCATGATGAATCTAGCATTCCAACCAGCGCCAGCCTGAGCTGCTGTTGGTAGAGTGATAGAAAATGCTGAATCTTGGTCTATGGTAAATACCTTACCAGAATCTGAAGGGTCTAATGTCTTAGCGGCTGTTATGTTTTCAACAACAGTACCTCCAAAACTAGCCCTTGAACCTAGCTTAGCCATCATTTACCTCCTTAACTAAATGGTGTAGCTAAAGTACCACTACCATTTAAGTCTGCAAGTACCAACCAGTAGCCATCTTTATTTACTTGCATCACAGCTTGACTACCAATTAAACCACCAGTAGTTGTGCCATTCAAAGTAAGTATCAGGTCATCAGAGCCATCTGCTGCAAAATATACTCTATTCGCAACAGCATCTGTAGCCTTAGTAATAAAAGCATTCCCAACCAGAAGGTCTCCAGAAGCAGCTGTGACAATGATAGAAGCTCCACCACTGGCGACTCCACACCGTACGCCCAACCACAAACCGGCATCAGATTTACTAACAGATGGTAGCCAAAGGTCAAAACCATTGGTATGACCATTAACAATCCATTTATTTAAATCAGATTTTCCTAAAGGAACCGATGCTGTGCCATACTGTGTATTATCACCAGCAACTGCAACTTGACCAAAAGAACCACTCGATGAGTTTCCAGCTCGGTCAAGTTCACTATCAGCTTTATTTTGTCCATAAAAAGGATTTGCCATTATTCATTCCCTCCTTATGACCAGTAAGCGTGGGCTTCTGGCATTTGCCATTCCATCCCAGCTTCTGTTTGGATTAAGTCAACCCTGCGGTCAACGCCACTGTTCTCTAAGGTTTGAACACCTACATAGATAGCCGTATCACGATTCAATCCATTACCAACAAGAGGTCTATATGAACAATACCTCATGTTAACGGCAAGAATCTTGATAGGATGTCCATCAAGGTGGATATTCCGTGCTACATTCATATCACCGTAAGGTGTAGAAATAACACTAATATCAACTCCAAATACCTTCTTTTTGCCAACCAAGGACATGTCAGCTCTGAAGTTCGGTGATACTTCAATGTTGTTACTGAAATAACCACTTAGTTTATGTAACCAATTATAAGTTGGTGTATCCACAAAAAACAATGTTGCTTTAGCGCTATTGTACCTTGGGTCTAAGTAATTACTCAAGTCAACCAAGAAATCATCCTGTGTCTTGCTTGCGTGTGTCAAGCTGAAGACGTTACCGTAACTTGAAACAAAATCAACAGCACCTTGAGTGTACCATTCATCTCCAGAGTCATATTGGGAACCAAAAAGAATGCTCTGTTCAATATCCCATTTATGCTCAATCAACTTTTCACGCCAGATTCTTGCAAACTCATTTGCTTCATACTTCAGCACGGTAGCACGAGTTGTGTTATCCATTGCCATAGCAGTCTTCCAAATTTGAGTACGCCCGTAACCAGTCGAGAAAGGTTGGTCTTTCCAAGTTTCTGGATAGCCCGAACCTTGAGAGTGTGAAGAACCAACAACATAAGACCTGAAATCTTCAAGTCCAGCTAAATTGGTTTCACCTTCACCAGAAACACTTACATTATATGTAGAGTCTCCAGCTGCTGCTGCAGAGTTCACACCTGCAATAACATCATGTCCGGCTGTTTTTGTCTTCACAACAGTTCCTTGAAGAATCGCAGCTTCTCCTTGAGTATGAGTCGTTGGAGTTGCTGACGCTTGGTCTTGAAGGGTAACAGCATCTATCCTAAAAATAGCATAGGAAGCTGTTTTTTGTTTATCAGACAAAGACGCAGATGCATTACCAAAGTTTACTCTTACCATCTGTCCGGGTAAGTAAAACTGAGGTTGCGTTGAAGGGCCACCAATTACAATCTCATCGCCAGATTGTCCGTAGATATTCTGTACGTTGCCAGTGTGCTTGTAGTCACCCATCATCTTAACATAAACTGTTGTCCCAGCTGTCTCATAACTATCCAATTGAGTATCAATATCAGTACCATTTAATGTCTCAACCCAAGTAGAATTGTCATTACTGAAAGCTATAGGATATGCGTATCGTTTATGGAAAGAAGGTCTGCGCTCTGTGAATTTAAACTCGGGGTCATCCGTTGGTTTCTTCGACAGTTTTGATACCATTCGGAAAAAAGGGTCTGAAGCTATTGCTAGTTCAGAGACTCTATCTCCGAAATTATACTTTCTGCGAAGAACACCAGTATCAAGGTCAGTACCAGTTCTGGGACTACCAGAAGTGGAACTTGGTGATACATCAGCGGTTGACTCGAGTTGAAATAAGTCAGCCATTTTAGCCTTCTCCTATTTTAAGTTAAAGCACTCAGCTAATCTTTAGCCAAATGCCGATTCGAGTTCTGAATCAATCCCTAAAATAGCGTTGAATACTTGGTCATTTTCGGATACGTCATCTGACCTGTCTGCGCCTCCAACTGAGGATGCGCTTTGAGGTTTCTGTCGAACACGCTTCATCTGTTCAGACATTTCTTTCCTTGCAGAGTTAGCTACAGTCTTATCACGACTGTTACGATTCTGGAGGAAGTATATATCATCTAGAGAAAGTGAGCGTGAGTTTGCGAAGTCAACAAATTTGCTCCACTGTTCATCACTCATTTCATGTTTAGCTCTAAACTCTTGTTCCGCACTAATCCGTTTGCTTCGATTGTCCTGCTCTTTTGAATAGTTACCAAGACGTTGTTGTACAACGCCATCTATGGTAGCTTGCAAGACCTTAGCAGAATCTGAACTTGTATCACTCACTGCCTCATCGGCATCAAAGATAAAGTCATCATCCAAACCAAGTTTCTCCGTTACTTTTTTAGGGGTTGAACCACCACCCTCAAAATAATCTCTCACATGAGTGACTAAATTGGGGTCTTTTCTCATTGCGTCAAGAACAGGTGCAAATTTCTCAAGTTCAGATAATCGGGAGTTAAGCCGATGTGCTTCTGCGCTTGAATCATTGTACCTCTTCTTCCAATCGTGCTCCTGAGAATCAGTTTCAGGACTCATTTCTGAGGTTGCTTCTACTTCTTCACTTTGCACATACGCTGGTTCTTCTTCAGGCTCCAGTATACCTTCATTTACCTTGCGGTCAAGAGCTTCAAAAAAATCGTCAGCCACTTTTGGCATTTCACTTTCAGGGCTATCTACACTCAAATCTTCAAGAGCAGACAGGTTGTCTGTATTTTGTTCAGCCATAATTTCTCCTTAATTTAATTTAGCAGTAATAATAGATACAACTATTTTTTAGCAGCAGTTGCTTTATCCTTCATAGAGCCTATTGCCATTCCAAGTTCTTTCATTTTTACTGCCGTTTCACCTTTTAACTTCTCTCTGAAAGCTGATTGCGCAGCTTCAGACTCCATTACATCTTTCTTTATTGACATATCAGCATCCTGTACTTTTTCTTTTATTCCAGATTGTACAAGTTGTCTTTCTAATGTTTCTATAGTGCCATTTCTGTCCTTTACTACATTCTCTAATTCTTCCAGTCTATTCCTAAGTTGCATATATACTGACTTACGCTTTATCACTGCTTCTTTATTCCTTACATCTGTTTCCTGTAACATTGCTATATCATCTATTAATCCAGATTGATACCATTTGAAGTATTCTTCAAGAAGTGCCCATCTGTTGAGAGGTAATGTCGAACCTCCAATTATCCTTACATCAAATCTTGCAGTAGCGTAGTCATTCCACTTTTTAACCGAATTGCCTAGGTCATCGAATATTGGAACATTTATCTCTACTATCTTCTCTTCATCTATATTGTTTGGCTGTACAATTCTGAATACCTTATGTGCAAGATATGTATCTTGAGCCCAGTCTTTGAATATCATTCCAAGATGTTCTAATGACGGCTCTACTATATTCTGCATCCAAGACTTTATTCTCCGTGTGCCATATTCATCCATCTGCAACAATCCTCTATATGTCTCTGGAGAGGCTCCAGTATCTCCCTGCATTGAAGAGTATACACCAGCAACATATTCCATATCAGAACGAGCATTCTGAGTGATTCCATAAAAAGCGTTGTTAAGTGGCATTGGCTGTACTGGTGTTGGAGCTGCAAATCCTTGTCTATACTTTAATAAAGCACCGGGGGCAGATGAATATCTTTCCCATTCTTCTTCTGGTACAGAACCCTCTTCATACATCCATCTAAGATTAGATGCCAAATTCGCATTATGTATGAGTATCTGATGAGCCTTATTAAGCTCTTGTTGTTTTCCTACAAGTGGATGTACTGCACTTACTGGATATGGGGTTCCAGTATATTGATAGACAAAAGGAACTATAGGATATTCTTTTACAGGAAGCATTTCGTCATATAATAGTTTATCACCAGCAACTATTGTTAATTTTATTCTTGTATCGTAGAACCTGATTGCATCAACAACTGTATCAGCTATTACTTCATTTTTCATCATTATATCATATTCTATCTCTGTAATAGCATAATTCTCTATTCTTGTCTGAGCTTCCTGTATCTTGCTCATAAGAACAAGTTTCTGTTGTTCAATAGATTCTTGAGCTTCTCTTTGAGCTCTCTCCAATTCAAGCTGTGCCCTCTCTTCTATGATTTCACCTTTTTCCACAGATTCAGATAACTGAAGAGATTTTTCTTCAACTCTAACTATCATTTCAGCTTCGAAGTCCTTTAGTTCAACCTCGACTTGTTTCTTTATTTCTTCCATTTCAGTCGGGCCCGGGGGAGTGTTAACAAAGATATTCATATATGGAATCTTCTCTTTGCTATAGCACTCGTAATAATTAAGAACTAAATCCTCTTCACCTTCCTTAGTGTATGCATCACTGGAATCTGCAGGAAATATCAGTTTTGTATCAAGAGCATCTCTCCCAGAGTAATCAGACTCTCCTGCATAATCGCTGTTAGCGCTCTTTATCTGTCGCTTTTTATCTGGGAAAAGTCTTGTTAGCTGCTCCCTTGGGAGGTCTTTTCTTATAATTATATAGCTTGCATCCCTAAATAGAAAGTCTCGTGAAGTAGGGTCGGCATATACATCAAAAGGTTCTATTCTCTTGAATACAACTTCTCCAAGTCCCCTGTCTTGGTCTGGGTCTATATCAATCTGCATATATCCAATACCTTTTACAAGAGCATCTTGGATTATCTGAGCGTATATACTGTCACCATTAGAATTATACCAACAATAATCAGCTATATCAGCGTGTACCGCAGCTACATCAGAATCACTTCCTTCTGCACCAACAGCCTGCCATCTTGGAGTATTTGCAGTTGCAAAGAACTTCATCATCTCAATAACAGGAGTTATCCTATTGACAATGAAATTAGGCATCCCAGCAGAACCTAATTCATCTTGCTCCTCTTCAGTAAGTTGTTCTCCTAAAAAGAACTCATATGACTGTTGTGATATACCTTCCCATTTCTTTCTACTATGCCCGTTTGCTTTATTGAACAGGTCATGAACTTGTTCTACTATTTTTTTATTTCCTCTTGCCATCAGCCTATAACCTCAAAATGTCCTATATCTCTAAATCCAGTATCTTTCGTGAATGTATCCCTATCCCAGTCAAGTCCCCATCTGAGCTTTACTCCAAGTTGGGAAGCGACACCGAGAATGAATCCGCCAAGGTATACGAATCTTTCAACATCATCATAATCTATTGGGTAAGGAGCAATATCAACTGC